TAATAAAAATATCATTCGCCTTATCACGTTTTTTTATATTATGTCCTGTTGTTGATTTCATTTTATATACTTACATATATTTTATTTTTCCTTAACATACACATTATTCATAGTTGCAACTGAATGTCCTGTAATTTCAGCCATTTTTTCCTGCTCTTTCTTCGTATCAGCAAATAAATCAGAGAGAACTATTTTACGTATCATAGTCGTACTTATATTTTTGTTTAAATATTTTTGGCTCGTTTTCAATAAAAGTTGAGACAGAGCATTTCTTGTAAGAGGTTTACCTGTTGAAGATTTAAATAAGACACCCATGCCGTTCTTTTTTAAATATATACGTATAATCTTCTCCAATTCTTTAGGGACACTTATATCCTTTTGTTTATATTTACGTGAAGTCTTATATTCATTTAAAATTAGGGTGATTCTATTCTTATCTACAACCATGTAATTATCCGTCTCCTTATCTTCTTTACTTAATGAATTATATTTAGTCCTACTTATCGCCTCCATACCTGCGAGGTCATTACGTAAAGGGATTTTTAATAAAATATTATATATAGTATATACTTGAAACAGGGTCATTTCTTTTGCTGATATTGTTTCTTTCTTTTTTAATTTATGTAACTTAATATCTTCTTCCATTTCAGTCAACATTTTATATAACTCTTCTATCTCTACAAAATTATCACTTTGTTTAGCACTTATCTTACCACTCTCATTATCAGTTTTATAGGTTTCATTGTGAGTATTTCTTATAGTATCATATTTATCTATTAATGCTTCATTTTTATCACCAGCACGTAGATATACAATTATCGCATTATAAAAGTTTCTTTGTGTAGTATAGTGCAAATCTTTTATTTTATCTTGGACTTCTTCAAATTTACTTAAAAAACTTAAATTATCTTGATTAAATAGTTTCTTTAATTTATTTAAATTAAATCCATACATTTTAATTGTATTAGGTTTTAGATTGGGACGAGCCTTCATAATCAATTGTAGATCTTTATCACTCATGTTTTATATACTAACATAGAAAATAATTTTAGATTAAAAAACGTAATAAATTAAAACAAATATATCCATTTGTGTTAATTTAATATAAAGAATAATACAAATGGATATATAATATTTGTTTTAAGATTTACAAATAGATATATTAATTATGCGTAAGATACTTCCAGTTGACCGTTGATTAGCGTTGCTCGTTTTAATACTTCAATTACAGAGTGTTGCGTATATTGGGCGATATTGTTTGGGACGGCAGGTGGGACGGCGGTATCTGCCGTATGACGTAGGGAAGAGTAATTTACTTGGACTTCAATACCCTTTGTCCCTACACGTTCTCCACGATTGAGTCTAAATCCTTGATAAAATTGGTGTCCGCATAGATTACTTGATTGACCCATGCCTTCATACGATAGAGAGGCGGTTGCGTCAGGATTAACAACACCCTCACCTGCGAGGTGAGAAATACCACCCTCGTCACTATATATAGCACGTGTAGTATATGGGATTTTTTGGGCTGCGTCTTTTAGATTATGGAATAATCTTGCGTCATTTACGACGTCTTGGGGGAATAAAAATCTTTCATTATAAAACAGATTAGCACTTGTAGTAGGGTGAACGTCTTCCGCCCTTAAATTAGTCAGAGCATTATATTTATTCAACATTAATAAATCACCAGCGACCCTCACCGTAGGAGCAGTAGTATCAATAATATCACATGTAGCACCAGTATAAACACGGAGGGCGAGGCGTCCAGCAGCCCCCACATTTCTTTTATTATTAGTAGCAGTTGTCGTATTAATCGTATGACGAGACGATAGATATTCACTATATCCATACATAATCTCTTTATGGTCGTCAGCCCAGTCCTCCATACCACCAGGTATGAAAATATGGTCGCTTATCATTTGGACTTGGTTTTGGTCTATGAGGAATGGTGCTTGGGTCTGTGCCTTATCGTCGTCGCTTAACGTTACACGTGCGTCAATAGTAGGGGAGAAATGTAACTCAATTTGTATTCTATCACCACCACCTAACATATATAATGGGATTCGTTGATTTGCTCGTAGGAAGGGGAATAATTCATGTAAATTAAGTGTAAATGTTGGAGACAATAACATTCGATCTTTTGATATAACCTCAAAATTATTCGCACGTAATCCAGTAGAACCATACTCTTTACCATTATCTAATCCATACGAAGTAGCACTCTGTCCATTAGAACTGTAAGTCAATCCATAAGATAGACCACGTCCAGTAGTGAATTGTTCTCTATCTTTATTACTCTCCGCACTATGGAACATAGACCATAAACCCATTTGTGAGCCTACGTCGTCAGTATCATTAATAACACGTCCAGAGGAAGTTTTCAACACAGCACGTTGGATAAGAGAATATACACCTACTCCCTTTGGAAATACAGCACGAGTAACACCAGCGTTAGGGGTTAGACCGATAGATATAGCACTATCAGGCGATAAGAATCCTTTAGGTTCTAATTCAAAACGACAGAATAGATTATCACTAGAAAAAACAACAGGATTTAGCACGTCGCTCTCTACATATTCATTAGTAGTAGTTTTAAAATTAACCAGTTGCACACTTTCAGGGTCATTAGAAGAACTCATTTTTATAATTTATATATTATAATTATTCTAAGATAAAAAAATTAAAAAAAAAATACATGTTCTGACATAATTAAAAAATTGTTAAATCGTACTTAAATTTTTGGATCTTCTTCTACTGAACCACTCTCAGCCCATTTTGATTGAAAAAAATACTTTGTTCTGAATTAACAAATACGAAAGTAGATACTGGATTATCACTTGTTAAATCTAATTCTAAATTCATACCGAACTGCTGTGTAGAGAAATCCTCACCTTGACCTCCTAAACTATCATACGATACACCTAAACCCCATACTAATCCTGTGCCTATCTTGGTGTATGGTAGTTGTTTAACACTATCATTTTTTGCCGTCCATGACCTCATGTTATTCATAGGTGAAATCATAGTAGCATTGTTTTTAACCCAAGGAATAACAGCATTTACATAATCACGAGAAATTACAGGGTCGCATACAGAGGTGCTTGGAGAGGAACGTATATTATTATTTAGTTCGTACATTTTTGGATATAGGGAGCCTCCTTTAGTCCAGACAACTTTTTTCACGTCCGCCAGAGATCCACTCGTAGGAGCGTCATTTGAGTTAGTTGGAAGTAGAGAAGCATAACCGTTATTAGACAAGGAATTTAAAAAGGTTGAGGGGATAAACGTAGCGAAAGCACTTCTCACTTTGGAGAGACCTAATTGGAATACAACATTAGCATTAGCACTATTAATGGTGTCGTAATAGGACGATACTGATTGATAAGTGAATGAGCCACCGCTCTGCGAGGATAATTGTTTCATTTCAACAGCAGAATAATCCTTTACCTCACATACAAGTTTTAAATCACTAAATTCATAGTAACAATCATTATCAGCGATAGTCCCTCCTACTGCGTATAGCACCTGACTATCAGGACACAATGCGAGTTTTATTTCCAATCCTGAAAGCATATCACCTGCAAGGGGAATATCTCTCGTCCCTGAAAATAGACCACATGGTAGTCCTACACAAAAAGAATTTCCTGTAAACCCTTCGTCAGCAGTCTTTCTAACTACATTAGATATTTTATTTAAATTATAATTAGGAAGAGATAATGCTACTTCGTCTAGGTGTCCTAAATTATCGTCAAGGGACGTAGATAATGGTAGGTATGATTTAAGGAAATGTCCGTAATGTCTAATATGTTCTATGTTCTGTTGGTGTTTAATACTTTTAGTAGTGAGAGACTGGAAGCAACCCCACGCTCCTAGTCGTGCGTCCATGTTAATATCGTCCGCAGCCGCCACAACAGTGCCTTTTCCCCCAGCAGTTTGATTCTTAAATACTTTCAATTTACCTACAATCCTAATTGAAGAAGGAATAAGTGTAGAATTCATTTCAGGGATTTGGAAGATAAGGTCGCTTATTCCCTGACGGAAACTCATTTTACCGTCTGAACTCTTGTTGGAACATGCTATCTCCAAAAATCTT